GTAGTTTATGCATTGATTTTGTTTTAGAGCATAGCATTGTGTAAATGTTGAGTCTACTGCCTTTTGATAACTGATTTTGACGATAACTGATTCTTAGTTGAATCTACGTTAATTTCGGTGTGTAACGGCCCGACTGGATTGCTTTCAGAAATCAGGTCCCCCGTTTGTTCAATCGGTGTTTCAAGGCCTTTTTAGGCTAGTTGCTTAACCCAATTGATCTCGTTGATCCCAGCATAAGTGTTAGGCCCCCGTTAGTCAAAGGGCTGGACTAGTGCAGCGGTGTTACGAGAATTGAGGTGACTACTTGAGGTCTCGGCCTTCGAGCTCTCTTTTGGGACTAGTGACTTTCCTTTTTAGGACTTGATTCATAAGCAGTATCTGTAAATACTACCATGGCTCTAACTCGCTCCTTTTCGTCCCGCTCCTTAGCTAAGCTTGACAATTCTGTAAATGAATACCTTGGCTCGAAAGAGTTCGAGGAAGATATGCGTCAACAAGCTGGCTATGGCCGCTGGAAGGGTCTTAAGGTTGGCGGCGGTGAAAGGTCATTTGTGCTGGTGCCGGAGAACTCGTACTCCAAGCTCTCTAGTCTCTTTAAAGCAGACTATGAGAAAGGCTTGATTCCGAGCAAGGGATACATGCATCTTAAATGGGTGATGGTGTTCCTTGTTTCGCACGTACCGAAAAGTAGTGCGGGTTCTGTTACGCTAGCACTTAAAGACCCTGGTTGGTCTTTAACCGATCCGCTACCTGATACGAGCTTTGAGATGTCTCTGTCACAATTGCCGCGGGTATGTCTGTTGACCACAGACTACGATTTACCGCTTGGTAAGAAGACGATCAAGCTCGGAGACAGAGGTGAGATGAGAAGGATGTTCTTATTGTCGGCGAAGGTGTCTGGTCTGGTTGGGGCAGGAGATGCACTGTCGCTTTTCCCTATTTGGGATTGTGACTTTCGATCTTCTTGCAACAATTACGAGGTTGTTCCGTGCACTTCGGTGCCTATTTCCCGATGCATCCGTTCGGATGTATTGAGTTGCGTTGCCGAGTTAAATCGGTACGTAAAAGGAACTCTCTTGTCCTTGCCTCGGAGTTCGGTATCCGGGACGAGGTTTGCAGCACCTGAGCTGATTAATCAAAATGAGTCTGAGCCCGATTCTAACGCTGCTGTGGCGTCTGAGTCAGCGGGTGTGGTTGTACCTGGATCTGCAGTCCAAACCACCGACCCCACTTTAAGTGGTGGAAGTGTAGAGGTACGCCCCGCATTGTTTAATGGAGTCGAGGAGAAAGTTGTCCCGTAGTGGGATGACTGACTTCTTTCCTGTGCATTTTAGTTTAGTGCATTTAGGTAAGGTGAGAGTGGAAGTTTGATACTCAGCCTCATCATGGCCGGTTCGGAAGGTTCAATCCCAACCAACACCGGTCGGCTGAGCGATAATGGGTTGTTCATGTTTGCGGAGCACATAGCTTCATGGCTATGGCTGTCTGTGTTGAACTCCCAGACTGAAGCTTTAACCTTTGCATTTAGATAGTTTGCATTGTATATTCTTTTGCATTATGAATCAAAATCCCAATCGCCGAAGAAATAGAGCAAACCAGAATCGGACGCGCCGTCAGCGACAGGCTCAAGATGCTGCCGCTTTCCGTGCGCTTTCGTCTTCTCGTGCGTTGGGTCCGAGCACATCGGGAGTGGTTGATGTGGGTGGTATTCCGGTTACTCCGGGTTTTGTTCTTACATCTGTGACACTGAGCGAGTCCTTTTCTTGGACTGGCCCGGGGACAGGTACCTGGACTCTCTTTCGAGAGCGTAGCTTGGTAATTCCTCCGACTCTTCCGCCTGAAACCCGCCTTAATAATGTGATCTTAAGAGTCACGCCCACTCCAGGGATGACTTCTTATGATATTTGGGCGGCCGTTGCTGCGGCTAAGGGATCGACTCCAACTGCAGTGGATTTCGATTCTCTTAACGTCCCCTTTTTGACTATGAGGGAGACGTCCCGTAACCGGCATGTGGTTATTCCCTTTGCTGGTAGAACGGTGGCTGATCTAGCGCAGCAGCGTGTCTGGCTTGGTGCCAGAACCGGGACTGTAACAGCTGATAATCTTGTCGTTGGCTTGGTGAGGTTGTTTATCGAACATCGACCAATACCCCAAGTTCAGATTATCCCGGTTTAGATCATTTAATGGTTTTAACAGTTTCCTTAAACTGTAGTCGTCGTTGCGACGCCATCTGAGACCTCTGTTTGGTGTGGGCAACCAAGCAGGTTGAGGTACGGTAACTCCCATCGCGCCGAAGCGGGCGTATGTGAAGTGCCTGGTCTGGATGATGTTCGGTGAAGTTTTAACGATTTCTTTAAATCGTAGTCGTCGTTGAGACGCAGTCGAATGAGTACTATAACTCATAGTGGTGGTTGACACCCCATATTTGCATATAAGAGATGTGCGAGTGTGAGTATAGGAATCCGGGGCTCCCTGCCGGATGCATCTGCTTGGTTCTCATGAGTTCCATAAGAAGCAGCTATACGTCAGTGTAGTGTAAACTACACTGGTCTCTAAGGGAGACC